CTGGGCGGGGGCGTCCAGGAGTTCACGACGACGCTATCGAGTCGGCGGGCATACAACGTGAGCGAGACGCGGCCTATTCCTCTCACGGCCCAGACGCCCACGGCGGGCGATTACCTGGTCATCGAGATCGGATTCCGCTCCGCGGGGACGACGACCCGCAACGTCCTCCTGCGGCACGGCGACGACAGCGCGTCGGACCTCGCTGACGGCGAAGGGGCGACCGACGCCTACGCGCCCTGGGCCGAGTTCTCGAATGGAGTTACGTTTTTGACTTATTATTCGCTCTCCTGCGACACCGGGTCCGTCTCAGTGACTGGCGTTGCGGCAACACCGAAGCGCGATGCGAAGATTCCCATTGACGCCGGAGCATACGCGCTGTCTGGACAAGTTGCGGGGGCCTACTATGGCCGGAAGGTCGGAGCGGATGCTGGAGCATATGCCCTCACCGGCGTTGCGGCCGATGTTCTGAGGGTGGCGAAGATTTCCATTGACGCCGGAGCATACACGCTGTCTGGACAAGTTGCCTCACCACTTCGGGGTACGAGACTCATCCCTGAGGCCGGAGCATACACGCTGACCGGGGCCGACATCACCATGCTCTGCAGGCGGGTCATCGACGCGGAGTCCGGGGCCTATACGCTAACGGGGAAGGACTTGACACTCTTGCGTGCCACACTCTTGGCGATAGAGGCGGGGACGTATGGTATCACAGGGCAGGACGTGGCACTCCTGCGAGGGTTCTTGCTAGCACTTGAGACGGGGTCTTATGGTATCACGGGGCAGGCTATCGCACTTGTCTATGTTCCCTTCTCTGGAGCCTATATCATTACGGCCGATGGCGGTACATATGCGATCACGGGACAGGCCGTGACCACACTTCTTGACCGGATTCTCACGGCAGATGGGGGCGGTTATGTCCTGTCGGGTGAGATGGCATCAACACTTCTTGAGCATCTCCTGGATGCAGGGGCAGGGACTTACGCCATCACGGGCGAGGTGGCGGAGTTGCTTAAGGCATACAAACTACCACTTGAAGCTGGAGTTTGTGTCTTAACAGGGCAGGATATAAAGGTTTTACTCAACAGATTACTTTCTATGGATCCGGGCAACTATATACTTAGTGGGCAGGAAGTAATCTTTAAAGTTGCTAAAGGTATTACGAAGATAGGACTTCAGGATGAGTTGTTTATTCAGAAGCGGTACAGTGTATAGTTCACATTGATTGAGGAGAGGAATAGAATGGATGATGTTACAAGGATTCACAAAGGCGATACGGGTACGGAGTTTCAGTTTACTATCAAAGATCAAGATGGTACTATTGTTAATTTGAGCACCGCTACTGTTAAAAAGGTCAAGTTTAAGAGACCTGATACTTCAATACTAATAAAGGATGCGACGTTTGTAACAGATGGGATAGATGGCAAGATAAAGTATGTAACATTAAGTACTGATTTAAACGCCGCAGGTTTTTGGGTAGTGCAAGGGTATGTTGAGGTTGGAAGTGGAAAGTGGCACTCTAACAAAACCTCGTTTTTGGTTTATGATGTGATTGAGCAACCGGCTACCTAAATAGGAGAAAAACGATGGACGACAATGTACTTTATGGGGCAGTTAGAGCCGAACTGGGAAAAGTCGAAAACATTACTGACATCGGTGACGCCGATATCCTTCGTGAGGCTGGCTACATCTTGCAGAAAATCTCCGCCGCACTTCCTAAAAAGGTTCCCAGGTACATCACATCTGTAGCCAACCAGCGCGAGTACGACGTGAACTTAGCCACTATCCGCGTGCAGGCATTGATCTCTAACGAAGAGGTTTCGGCTGACGATCAGATGAAGTTGGGTAGTTATCTGATCAATGAAACGCAGGCGAACGAGGACTACAACTTCCCTTCGTTGTGGGTGATCAAGATGATGCGAAGACGACGGGCGCTTCCCAACCTCCGGTTTGACTTCAATCCTATTGAACGAAAACTCAAGATTGATCCTGTCCCAGAGGAAGATGGACAGCGTTATTGGTATATTAGTATTGAATCCGCCGGCTGGACGGTCTCTGCGACGCCGACAGAGTTTGAGGAACTCTTGATCACGGGCACCGTTTGGAAATGCCTGCAGATCGTTTTCCTGAGACGTAGTACGGAAGGTGGCATCATGCGTGATGGTGGTCGAGTGGATTACCCAGCCAGTTTTCTAAAAGGTTATGCTGACTCGGCGAAGGAAGAGTTTTTTGAAACGCTCAAATTGAAGCAAATGCTATACGGACTATAAGGTAAACTATGAAGCAAACTGACTTCGTTAACTTCACAATTGATTGGGAGATGCTGGGTAAGCGGTTCGGCATCCTCAAGAATGAGGTCCTGCCTTATATGAAACGGACCTGGTTCGCAATTGCGGAGTATGGTCTCATGCGTATCCGTCAGTTGACTCCAGAGACGCATACGGGTACAGATCTGGCAGGTATGTGGGGCCTGGACTATTCAGTACGGGCGACAGTGACCTCGTTCATCATTCGTAACACCTATAAGAATAAGGATGTGCTAGTTTGGTTTGAAGAGGGCACCAGACCCCACAGGATACCGGTGGGCAAGTTTGGGTTCCTGCACTTCACTACGTATGAGGGGGATGAAGTGTATACAAAGAAGACAGTCATGCACCCAGGTACTCCCGCCTATTGGATGGCGACCAAGACGAAGGCCGATCTTCAGAGCAAACTTGACTCTTACATTCAGCAGACCTTTGCCCAGATTGATAAACTCATGGGCGAGAGGAGAAAGTAATGGCGAACTATTACGGCCTCGGCGTCAAGGCGACAATTATGTCAAACATTGCCGCGTTGATCAAGCCGGGAATTGCCGGAGTCGTTTTCGTTGACTATCAGCGAGCATACGATACTGGGGCGGGTCCTGAAAAGATGCCAGGCGCTTTTATAAACGATGTGGTTGAGGAAAAGGAAAAGATCCTCTCCAACATCTTCAAGAATAAAGTCCAGATTGGCATCGTTGGATGGACAAGAGCCGGTACAGTCGGCGGAGTCGATGAGAACCTCTGGGCGAAGATGAATACGTTTGCCCAGGCGATTATTGCCAAGATTGATGCTGATCCTTCCATCGGCAATCAGGCATACTCTGCTACAGCTTCTCGGATCACCACCGACTCTGGAGCAAGATTTCCAGTTGGTGTTTTCGTAATTATTATTGAAGTCATTTACTTTACGGCAACATAGGAGCGGACAATGTCTTTGAATAGACGAGATGTTTTAAGCAATCTGGCTTCAATACTTGCGACCACTACTGGAATTACCACAGTAGTTCGTACGTATCGAGACATCGACATCATGAAGTATGCCTCTACGGCACTTCCGTTGATTGAACTTCAGGAACCGGACGAGGCCCCTGACGAGGAGATGACTTCTATGATGCAGATTGCCTTCCTGGATATGAAGGCCAGGGTTTGGTTTATCACTTGGGGTGAGAATCCGACCTCAGCCTATGAGGCCCTGGTACAGGCAGTCAGGAATAAAATCGGGGCGAACTTCAAGTTGAATGACACCGCAACGGGTTGTTGGGTTGTGGGTGTAGGAAAGATTGAAGGCGAGATGCCTTTGTTTAGATTTGAACTTTCACTACGTCTAAAATACTATCTTTCATTAAAGGATGCTTAATTATGAAAAAGGGAACGAAGATGTCTGATGAGTCTAAAGCCAAGATACGTGAAACGTTAACTGGTAGACCACGTCCTTGGTTAAAGGGTATTCCTCGTACTAATGCTACCAAAGTCAAGATGAGTATGGCGGCGATGGGTAAACATCATACTTCGGAATCAAAGATGAAGATAAGTCAGGCGTTAACTGGACGACCCAAAACTATTGAAGCACGAATGCGAATGAGTGAAGTAAGATTGGGTCGTCCTCTTACTATAGAGCACCGAAATAGTATTAGGACTAGTTTAGTTATTCATCACTACGACTTTGATCATAACAACGACCTTTTTGAAAATCGAAGAGAGATAACTCGTAAGAAACATAGTACAATCCACCAACAATCAGGACGACGAGCAGTTATCTTTGTAAAGAATGCCTTGGATAAAGGCATTATAACCAGAAGTTTTTACGAAGACTTTCTGGCATATATCAATCAGGAGGAATTAAAACTTTCTGATAACATCGCTGAGGAATGCACTTCAGAGATGATTAACTAATAGGAGAATAGAAATGAATTGCAGTTCAGATTTTGCTTACAGTAACCAGGAGGAAGCCTATGCCATTCTTGAGACCAGTTGCGGAACACTCAAGAAACCCACTACCGCCGATCGGATCTACACAGTTGGTCCGGTTGACTTTGGCCAGGAGCGAGAACTCTTGGAAGATATGCAGATCCGAGCCTCGGCATCACAGCTTCCTTCCATCCGGGCGAGACTTCTTACCGGAGACTTTAGCTTCACTACCTACGTGAAGCCTTCTGGTGTATTGGGTACTGCCCCCGAGCACGCCAAGTTGTTTCGGTGCCTTATGGGCCTTGAAACACCCGATCCGGGAGTCAAGGTTGAGTACACTTTGCAGGATCAGTTGGACTCACTTTCCTTCTGGTGTAAGAAGGGACACACCGTCTTTGCCATGCGTGGTGCGACGATCGAGAGTGCGGAGTTCACGATTGCAGGCGATGCCATTGCTTCGATCCGGTGGTCGGGCAAGTTTATGGAACGCCTGTGGGCTGGCGAGACGCCTGCCTTGGATACCTGCGGAATTGGTAAGACGACTATCCAACTTCCTTCAAAGGGAGCCCAGAGATACGTCGTTGGTATGTACGTGACGGTGGGCACCGATCACAATACCCAGGCTGGATATCTGTTGACCGGAGTCAACTACACGAACGACACCATTACGATCAGCCCCTCGCTGGTCACCAACCAGGGTGTCAATCCTACCATCTATCCGTTCTGGCCCGTCTCGACTGCTGAGGTGGGTGTCCCGGAGCATGGTAAATTGGGAATTGTTACGATTACAAGTCAGCCTGCTATCGTGACCCAGGCAGTCTTGACGTTGACTAACAACATCAAGTACTATGACAATGAGAAGAACGATGCCTGGACGGCCGAACGTTTCGGTCGGCCTGGGAAGAGACTTGCGGAAGGAACGCTTACAGTGTTCTTCCTCAAGCAGGGACCTAGCTATTTCTATCGGTCCGACTATCGGATCACGGACGCCTTGATCATCCCTGTCGGCAATGTTGCCGGTAAGATCATGGAGATCAGCATTCCGTACGCCGAGTATAAGGCCCCGAAGATCACTGGGACGGAAGAGTTCCAGCAGGAGATCGGGTTCAAGGCGGTCGCCTCGGCCACTTTGAATGACGAGATGAAGGTGACGTTTAAGTAAGGAGAAAAAGGATGGGAGAGGTCTGTGCATTTTTGACAGACCTCTCCTCTCCTATCAATTTTAAAGGAGTTTGATCATGTCAGATGAAAAAAGAGCAACGGTTCAGGAGCTGATCTCGGCTATCCAGAAAGCCGGAAAGGCAGAGAAGGTAGTTGAGTTTCAGTACCCCTATGTCCCCAACGTGTTCCTCAGGATTTCCTATGCGTCGAAGCAACTCTTGAAGATGATCACCGAAGAGGCAAAGGAAAGTTTTTACAATGTTCAGACCAGACAGCAGGAAGATCGCCTCAACGATGAGAAGTTCAATCGTGCCGCCGCCCGAGAGTTACTCAAGGGATGGCGAGGCCTTACGATCAATGGGCTCAAGACTATCCTGGCTGGGCGTGGGGAGATCGTGGGTGATCCTGAGCAGGAAGTTACGTTCGACGAAGAGTTGGCCTTTACGATCATGGATGCGTCTCTGGAACTCCAGGCGTGGGTGATCAATGTGGCAACTAACGTAACCAACTTTGCCAAGGTTGCCGAACGAAAAGCGGACGAACTAAAAAACTTGGCGTAGTTGCGGAGTGGCTGGCCAGAGATGCGAAAACTAAAAAAGATTGTAAGACCTGCAGGCAATTGCGGGATGCTAGTTCATTTCTGGCCGGCGCACAAGTCCACATTGAAGGACTTGGTGATTGCACCACTTGTGAGATTACTCTCGCGCAACCAAACGCCGACAATGAGATCATCCTTGAACTTTGGGATAATCTACCAAAGAATTATGATGGATGGTCTGGCAACCTGGTAATTAGTGTGGATGATGTGATGAAGATGCTTGAACTCTTGGGCATACCGAAACGGTATTGGGATGATTACTATCTTCGTCTCGTCCACTTTCAAGAGGAACTGCTACGTAGTCGGAGAGAGAATGTGAAGAAGTAGAGCATCGGGCAAGGCTCACCCCTACAAAGGGTAGGCTGATCAGGTGCACGCCCGAAGGTTGAGGTAGACAGTGGCCGCCAAAAAGGATATCTTGGTCGTTCTGGAGTTCGATGACAAGGGCTCTTACAAGATCAAGAAAACGATAGGCGATGTTAGCACCATTCTGGCGAAGGCTGGAACCGAGGCGGGCAAGGCCGGTCAGGGATTCCAAAAACTCAAGACCGATGCTAACTTAGCCGCTGGTGGCTTCGATAAGTTAAAAGGATCGTTTAAGTCCACGATGCTATCAATGGCCGCTGGTATGGGTTTGTGGACTGGTATGTCAATGATCATGCGTACTATATCTACCAACCTCAAAGATATTGTAACTAAGGGACGGGAGTTTGATGCTTCCTTTTCAAAAGTTAAGATCATGCTGAAAGGTACTGAGGAACAGGCCTTCGCGGTTAAGCTGGCTGTCTTGGGAATGTCCCCCGCTCTTGGATCGGCCTCTGATAATGCTAAGACACTGGCTATGTCTCTACGAGAATTTGCTGATCTTTCTATTCCAGTTCATCTCAAGTTGGTTGAGCAAGCGGCAATACTTTCGGCAACCGCCTTTACTACGAACGAATTAGCTATGGAAGCCCTTATCTCAACGATGAAGGGGTTTAAGATTGGCATTGGTGACATGGGCAAGGTTAGTGATGTTTTGACCAAGGCGGTACAGTTAGAAGACGTTTCGTTTGAGGAACTGACTAAGACAATTCTTAAACTCAGTTCAACTGCCTATCAGGCAGGGGTTGGTATGGACGAACTGGTAGCTACCTTCCTAACCCTAACTCACACAGGCGTTGACTCCCAAACCGCTATGATGCAATTACGAATGCTACTTCAAGGGATTATTAAGCCTAGCGTTGCGGCTAGCAATGAGGCCAGGAGATTAGGATTAGAGTGGGGAGTTGCTGGAGTTAAGTCTCAGGGATTTGCTAAATGGTTATCGGAGCTTGGTCGTGTTGCTCAAGGTGATGTTGCCGTTCTCGATAACTTATTCCAAGGTGGGCGAACTCTAGTCGGTGTGTTAAACCTTACGTCTACTGCTTCTAAGGAATTAAAAGACAACATTGCTCAACTTAAGGAAGCCTTCACTGGTGGTGCCGAAACTCAAAAAGTCTTTCTTGAACGGATGAAGGAAGTCAACTTCTGGATAAAGATGGCTGGTGAGATGTTCAAGAAATTCAAGATTGCTATTTGGGAAGGTTTCACTTCTCAAATTACAAAAGGAGCGGCCTCAGCAGATGAGATAAAGCAGAGGGTTGATGTCATGACCAAAAGCATCATTACCACTGGACTGAGTATTGGAAAAGCAATCTCAGATGTCATTAAATTCTTTGTAAGCTTTAGAGATACCATTGTAACCGTTGGCAAGATCTGGTTCGCTTTCTGGTCTACTAAAATGATTGCTGGTTGGGCAACTATGGTGGTGACGGCGATCAACGCTTCCTCATCTGCTATGATCACGTTGAAGTTTGCCACCATGGCAGTCACAACCGCACTGGGTACGTTGGTCACCGCTGTTGGCATTGCGATAGCCGCTACACAGGCATTACTTTGGGCTCGTGAAAAACTTGGACTCAGTATGGACAAAAGTGGCAAGGGTATGACCGCCGAAGAGAAGAAGTGGCGTGATATTAGTTTTGCTTTGACGGAGACAGCTACTGGTATGAAGGGACTTTCGGCGTGGGAACCCATCGCAAACCTTCTAGGACAGGAACTTCAGAATACCTGGAAGATTGCGGGTAAGGGGTATCGTGATGTTAGTCCGGAATTGAAGAAGCTTAATGATCTGTGGAATGAGTTTGGTGGGAATACTCAGGAAACCTTGAAGGCAATCGCGGCTGGTGCCGCCGATAAGGAACTTTCAGACTTACTTAGTAAGATAACCAAGGGAGCATCCGACGCCGCCTCATCAACCGATACTTTGGAGAAGCAACTAAAAGCACTTCAGGATGCATTGCTGGGAACTGGTGATCCTAGCGGTGAGTTTGGGGACAACCTGTCTGATCAACAAAAGAAACTGGCCGCATTACGAGAGACCTTAAAAAGTTATGGATACACACTGAAGACAGAACTTACTGAACGATACATGACTTTGAGTCAAGGGTTGGCCACCTTTGGAAGTCAGATGACGAAGGTCGACTTTGATCGGATGAAAAAGGAACTTAAGGAACTGGGTGCTGTGCTGGGAAAGAATAGTCAGGCCCTCCTTAATCTAGGCATACTAACTAAGACGGAAGTCTCCTATGAGGTCACTAAAATCACCAAGGACTTCTGGGATTTGAAAAAGGAAATGGAAGCCGGCAACATAACCTGGGCACAGTACACTAGTGGGATTGATGCGATTAATGAGGCGTTGAAGAAATTAGATCCTACTCTTACTGCCACGCTAAACAATATGACCAAGGTGGCCGAAACTCCGCTTCCTTCGCCAAAGAAAATGCTAGGTGAGACTCCTGGACTAACGGTCCCAGAGTATGGTCCAAGTCCCATGCTGACAGCAGATGAGGTCAAGAAAGCCTTGGCCAGTCTGGGTCCTTCAATTCAGTACCTCACGTATCTAGAAGGGTTGATTGGGGCACCTCTCAAGGAACTGGCTAAGAGACAACTTCCTGACTTTGTCAAGAACTTCAAAGCGGCCATGGCCGTGGGAGGGTTCTCTGCGGAAGGATTGAAGACGGCCGCTGATGCACTCATACAACACTACAAAGATGCGGGAGTGGAAGTACCTGCCGAACTCAAGAAGATGGGTTCAAGTGTTCTCTCGACCTGGCAAGGCGTGGCTCAAGCGATGGGTGAGTATTGGAGCAACGCCATGGCTGAGATGATTAAGAGCGGACTCAACTTCCGCGATGTCATCAATATAGCCTGGCAAACTCTTGCCATTGGAGCGGGGAAGGTAATTGGAAACATGGCCGAAAAGGCACTTTCCGGTCTGGGCGCTATGGCTGGTCCAGTTGGTTCCCTTATCGGATCTATTGCTGGTTCATTGATCAGTGGCCTAGGAAAACTTTTCGGAATCAAGTCAAAAGCACAGAAGGAGGCTGAGAAAGCAAAGAAGGAAGCAGAGGAATTGAAACGTCAGGTTGCGTCTATTCAGAAATCCTATAAGAGTTTGGGGGACATTACGGAGGCCACCGCAAAGAAGATTGCTGAACTAACCAAGCAGTACAACAAGCAGACCGCCACGATCATGACGTTGACTGATGTGATGAACGACGCCGGAATCTCAATGAAGAACCTTCAGGGTTATGTTACGAAGATGACTCAGGCACTTCGGGATATGGCAAGCGGAACAGTTGATGTACAGAAGGGGATGGATGCAATAGGTTCAGCTTTCAACGCCTTGATCACCTGGGCACAAAAGTTCGATAAGGAGGGAACGAAAGCGTTGATCTCCTTCATGCAGTACCTCAGGAAAATAGGAGTAAGTATTGCTGAAGTGGATGCCTATGTCTTCGGAGCTCTTGAGAAGGGTGCTGGTGGATTAAAGTCTATGGTTGAATCGGTTGGTGGTTCGGGTTATAAACAATTGATCACCTATCGTGATGAGATAAAGACTTTGGGCGAAGAAGTTGATAAGTTGTCCATGTCTAAGATCTCTGAACGAGCCGCCCAGCGTGAGTATCTCCAGAAAAAGGCCCAGTTGGAAGAGTTGCGGAAAAAGTATGATGATCTGAAAACCTCTTTGGCTTCCGGACTTGCTCCAGAGTTAGAGAGAGTTAGTCGCTTGACTGTGGCGATGTTCAGTTCGTTTATTCAGCAAGGCAAAAGTATGTCTGAAACCTTCGCTCTGATGGGGGACTCCCTTGTTGCCCTTCGTGACAAGTACACGGAGTTGGGTCTTACTGGTGGAGCCGCGATTGAGGATCTTTTCAAATTGGTTGATATCCAAAAAGCGAACGAGGGATTGTTTGAGGGTCTTGAAGGAACAAGACAGCTACTTAAGGCACTTGGTGATACCGGCTTCCTAACTGCCGAATCTTTGGCGGATCTTGCCACACAGGCTACCGGATATTATGACAAACTGATCTCGGCTGGACTTGATCCTAAACAAGCAATGGCGATGGTCTCTCCGACCCTATCTGATCTGGCCTATTACGCTGAACAATATGGACTAAAACTTGATGCTGGTACGGAGATGCTGATTGCACAAGCAAAGTTGGCCGGTACTTGGAAAGATAGAGGCAAGGATATTAATACAATACTTGAGGGAGGGTTTAGTGATCTTGTTGGTCGTTTTGATCGCCTAATAAAAGTCAATGAAGAGATACGTGACGGTCAAGAGGAGGGTGGTCGGGGGGTTACAAGAGCCCAACATGGGTTTGAAGGTACGGTAACAGGACCGAGAACATTCTACGTTGAACCTGGAGTCACTGAAGCGGTGAGAATCGGAAGACCTGGCAAGGCGGGCAGTGGTGAGTCCCAGGTTACAGTGATTGAAAAGAACGTCACCTTTGAACCAGTGATTATTCCTTTCAAGCATCTTCAGTCGTTAGTGATCGAGTGGGTTCAAAAGGCCAGTGCTGATGAACGAATCCTGGTGCGGCCTCGGTCGGTTAGAGGGAGAGGATAATGACTAACTGTACTTTTCTTTGGGACAACAAGTGGGATATCGCTTCACTAACTCCTAGCACTGAGAACCCCCTCTTCCCAGCGATCAATACCCAGCACCGGTGGCATACAAGAACCTGGCGAAGCATCAACAATACCGGGACATTGACGGAGTCCATTGTAGCCGACTTTGGTGCCTCTCCTCCAGCGATACAAGCCTTCGCTATAAAAAAACATAATTTCTCACCTTCGGCGGTGGTTAGTATTCAAGCCGATGATGATCCTGCTTTCGGGAGTTTGGATATTGATGTTGAGGTACCAGTTGCGGAACTCATGGCCTACTTTTGGTTGGCACCTCAAACTCCCTATCAATACTGGCGGGTGCTGATCGTTGATATCGCACCGGTAGCGGCCTACTTGGAGATCGGACGGATCTTCCTTGGTCCCTACCTCAGTCCGTCAATTAATATGTCCATTGATTATAAAAAGTCGACCGAGGATCCGTCGGACGTGATGTTTTCCTCTGGTGGGCAGATCGTTACCAATCAGAAAACTCGCTACCGCACTATGGACATGAAGTTCGAAAATCTTCCCAGTGTAGATGCGGACCTCTTTGATGCCATGTTTATTGATCGTGGAGTTGGGCGAGAATTCTTTTTCACCAGAGATCGCGACCTTCCTTCCACCACTACAATGTATGTCCGATTTGGATCTAAACCCACCATTGATCATGTCTTTGGTGAAAATTACTTCAACGTTTCGTGTGCACTTGAGGAACTGCGCTAATGAACTTTACGCAACTGATTGCCAAGACTGATTCGTGGAAGGTCTTTCTAGCTGAGATTGAACCGGCTCACGAAGTTGAGTCCTTGGCTTGGGCACAAACGTTCCCCGCACCGTTTAACGCCTGGACCAAACGTAAACTCTTTGCTCTCCCAATTCCCACGGCGAACCTGGTAGACTTCCCGCTCAAGGTCCCCATAATCGCCGACGCCGACATCGGTGCGGCCTGCCGCGCTGACGGATTCGACATCCGCTTCACGGACATATACGGGACGACTCTCCTCCCCTACGAGCGGGAGTCATTCGCCGTAGCCGACGGCAAGGCGACG